ATTCAGCGTGATGCTTGTTGCTCCTTGTGCCACTTCCTCAAAAGCAAAAGTATCTTGATCAAACCGAACTTTGATGCCAGTCGTGCCAAAATTATCTTCACTAAAAAAGAAAAAGTTTTTTCTTCCGTCTGCATAATCTATTAATGCCTGTAATTTTCCCTGGTCTGTACTATTTAAAAAAGAATAAGTCATACCCCACTTTCTTCTTTTTCCAAATCTTTCAAGTGTATAAACTTCTCCACCGATAGCTTGATTTTTAACGATACCTTCATAGCTTGTACCATATTGAACTCCAATATTTGGATTTCTGTCTGGTGTAAATGTCCCTTTTGAACCTCCGTCACTCGCATCATCAAAAGCTGCTGTAGAAATTGCCATTAACTAACCTCCGTAAATTGTGCTGATATTTTATTTAAAGACCTTGATATTGATGTTATCATAAAAAATGCTCCGCTGAAACTTTTATTAAATGCAGTTGCTGGTATCATAGAAGAAAATGTGCATATATCACCAATCTCCATATTAAATTTTGCAGGATTTACAACTTCTGCAGAAATAATAACTCTTGGAGATGAACGCAAATTACCATAGTAATCAATAAATCCAGCATTAGGTGTCGATGGCGTAAGGTCTGATCCTATTCCCCCAGAAAGCATATCAAGGTTTACTGTAACAACTTGTGCACTTGCTATATTGTAATTTCCTCTAATTGTTGATTCAGAAGCTGTTTGTTGGTTTCTGTACAACCTTCTTTTTGCTGGGTGTGGATCATAATTCACTAATATGTCTGTAATAATATTTGAAATTGGTGTATGAGAATATTGTATATTCACTAAATCGTTTTTATCTAAATTATGATTTGCTGAGCTGTAACTATTTTTTACATGGATATAACGTACATCACCATCAGCCTCAAACACACTTATGAACCCACCCTCAAACTGCATTTTATCTAAAATCTTTTTTGCTGGTAATGGTTCTAGTTGGTTGTATCTTATAGTCCAAGAGCTTCTGTCTGTATCCAAATCACTAAAGCCAGTTGGATCTGCTGAACCAGCACCATCTGTATCTACTCCTAATATACTATGAACGAAAGAGCGATGTGCTTCGTGTATCTTATCAACTCGTGTTGTTGATGACTTATAACCCCTGGGTTCTCCACTATACCCTAAAAAACCAAACTCTATCTCATCTTCAAATTTTGTTAAATATGCAAACACTTCTTTTAATTCTACAACTGCACTTGGAGAAGAGCCAGAGGCATATTGAAATTGTACTTCTACTTCAATCTTTTTAGCGTTGCCAGTAGCTGTTACTTTTGCAGTTCTATTAGATACGTTGCCAGTAAATATTTGCTCTGATCCAGTTCCAACATTTGCATTATCTGCATCTAATAAATATAATTTTACATGAGCTTCTGGCAGGTCACTAAAACTGCTTACGTCAAAGAACGCTCTGGCTTGTTGCCCCTCGGGTATTTCATCATCTAAAGTATATCTTTCTTTATGAGTGTATGTACCATTAGAAACACCACCTACTGGAAAAGTAAATGTTGCTTCAGTTGCATCATTGTTATCAAAAGAATTAGCTACATTTGCCAATGTTATTTCTGCACTTGTTGTGGAAGAGGTAGTAGAAACTGGTGGAACTTGATAAATGTATTTACCACTTACTGGCATCTTATTTACTTTTACATTACCAGCTGTTGAGTTTTCTGTTTCCCCAACAGCATAATTAATAAAAGCATCGTAATTCCTTAGATAGGTATAAATATTCTCATCATTACCTTCTGCCGTTGTACCAGTAATAAAAGATATTCCAGTTGTATCGTACTTAGTGAAAGGAACTTTTCTAAAAAAGTTTGGAGTTCCATTTAATTTTGTTGTTGGCGATCTATCTGCATTAGTATCGCTAAAATTGCCATAAGCCAAAGGTGAGGGAACTTTTTCTGCACTATAAACATTTGGAACAAATACATTGTCGTATGGCCTTTTTGCTACAATATTTAATGTAATAGTTGTATCGTTATGCTGAACAGATTCTAATCTACCTTGATAAATCTGGGGAATGTTATTAAAGTTAGCTACACTTGAAGAAGTATCAAGATTAGAAAATATTTTTACATTTCCATTTAAATAAAAGTTAGGGCCAAATAATAAATCTTGCCTTAAATCAGAATTGTCTTGCAATTCAATAGTGAGGTTACTAATTGAAGATGAAGAACTAAATATATTTATTGATTCTCTGATGCTAGGAGAGTTTAAAATTATTCCAGAATACGAAACAGAATTTACTGTTTGATCGTAAAATGAAAATGCTTTAAAACCACTAGCATCTGTTTCAAATAATTGAACAAGCCAATTCTCTTTCATTCCAGAAGTTGGCGACCATGTACCTTGACTTAAAGCCATATTATGCTAATCCTAAATTTTGTACTCTTTCAAGCTCTGGTAGGACTGTATCGCGAATAAATTCTTTATTTGTTACAGGTCCATTAAAGTTTAATGTAACTCCAGAACCACCATTAGATGCTGGCCTATCCGCAGGTGTAACTTGCACCCTTTCAGGTCCAGCTTCGCCAGTAAGAATTAATGTTGGCTTCGTAACCATTTCATCCATACCAAAACGTGCTGCTTGCAGTTCAGCAATTTGATTAGATATAGTTGATATCTGAGCAGCACCTGCTGCTGCGACTGAAGCACCTGTTGCAAACCCTAAAATACCACCCTGTGCTAATGCTTTTGTGATACCTTGAGCAATATTTGCAACTGCTGCAATCCTTGCTATTTCTAATGCTTGTATTTGTCTTGACTTATCTGCTCCAGCTAACGTACCCAATAGAGAAGAAGTAGATGAGGCGATACCACCTAAAGTGCCAAACATATCCCCACCCACTTTAAGTGCCTGAGCAAATTGTTCTTTTTCTGTTTTAGCTTTTGAAAAGTTTTCTGCAGCTTTGCTAGTTTTCACTGTTAAGTTTTCTACAGCATCAGCTGTTGCATCAATTGTCATTACATCATCTTCACTAAATACTTCAATTTCACCTAGCCCAGCAAAAGTTTCTGCCATCATCTTAGAGGTTTCATCTAAGGCAGTCGACACTTCATTATTTTTTGTAATAGTAAAGCCTTGCTCAATTAATGCTGCATTTAAATCGCTATATTCAATCTTAAGATTATTTACTAATTCCTGTTGTGCTTGAATCCTTTGATTTAGTCGATCGTTTTCTTGTACAAATTTTCCAGAACCTTGATTTAATTGAGCTAATGGGTCAGTAGCATCTTTTCTTAAGTTAAATAATTCTCTTTCAGCTGCGACTAACTCTTTAAGCTGTTCTTTTAATTCTTCTTGAGCAACCTGCAATTTAATTTGTTTCTCAAATTCTATATTTGCATCTTTTTGAGCTTGTGCTAATTCTTGAGCAGTAGATTTTTGTAAGTCTATATTCTTTAAAAGCTCTGGATATTTTTCATTTAAAATATCAAACGCTTGTATCCTACTAGATTCTTCAATATTTACATCTTCTAAAACTTCAAATAGAGAATTAAACTCTGAAGCCTGGCTTCGTATGTTTTCAGAAACAGGTATGGTTATCAAGTCTGTTAAGCCTTCAACGAATGGCAAAATTGATGGTAGCAATTTTTCACCGATAGCAGTATTCATATCTGTAAATGCTGCAGTGAGTGCTGCAAATTTATCAACACTAGATTCAGATACACCACCCATCGCTTGAAGGTTTGCTTGTCCAAGCCTCAATGCTTCATTTACAAAAGCCTGTTTCTTTTCTTGATCCGTTAATTTACTTGCAACTTTTCCAATAGATTCAGCATGGCGTTCATTTGCTTTTTGTGTATCAATCATAATACCCAGGTTGTCTAGCATTAATTTAGACTGACGACCTAAAGCAACAACAACTGATTGAAGCATAAAGTCCATTGATTGCCCAGTAGCTTGAGCTGCACCTCTAGCAATCTCAAGCATCTCATCAAATCTTTCTAGTGGCAAACCTAGCAAAGATGCTTCATTAAATTTTTGCATCAACTCCATTTCTGATATAGTTCCAGCAGTTGCTTTTTTCATCATCTGCAACATTTTATCAGGTTCTTTTGCGAGGTTGTTAAAAGACTTTCTAACAGTTTCAGTTTGAGCTGCAAGTTTAGCAAGTTCAACACTTTTTAATGCCGTTTGAAAAGATACAAAGCCACCTGCGGCAACTTTTGCTACTTGCGCAAGTTTATCTAACGAGCCACCTAGCTCATCGCTTTCTTGCTTGCTTTTTCCAGCACCTTTTGTTCTAAATAAAATATCAAATATTTGTCTTGACATTCTTTTGACTTTCTGATTTGTTTATTTGATTAAATTCGTTTTCAACTATACTCCAACAATCTAAACGAAATGCTGAGATATTATCAAGATTGCCTGGAGAAACGTTCCAGTTTTTTATCCAATGATATTCGTTCATTATGTCAAGCATCCAGTCTTTTGTAAAAAAATCTGGTGAGGCGAACAAAGGGACAAGATCATATAAGAGTTGGCCAATAGTTCTTGTTTTTGAAGTCTTAGCAAGTTCAGAAATAGCTTCGACTTCTTCCCAAATATCCGCCTCATTTTTAAAATTTTTCCATTTTGTTGTTAAAGGGGATTGAGCTTTATACGGAAACTTTTCAAATCTTTCGATTGGTTCAAGTTTGTAATATGAAGCCCAAACAAAAAAACTCAATCCCCATCTTCGTTTTTTGATAATCCCATATAAACTGTGAAAATCTCTTGAAGAAGCGTATCAACATCAACCATGCTTAAATTTGATACATCTTTTTCTTCGATACCAGATATTTCATAAACTTTTTCAAGTATATCATAATAATTATCTGGGTCCACTTTACCATCCCAAAATGCTTTTGCATTTATACGATGTAGTTCTCTACGCTCTTTGTATGTTATTTCTTTTATATTGTATTCTTTTCCTAGAGCTTTTATTATCATTTTCTCTTCTCCTATTTAATTAATCTATATCAATACGAAATAGATTTTCTGCTGCTATCGCAGTTCCTTCAAAAGGCAATTCAAGCATCATACCTTCTTCTGCACCTTCCATATTCAAAGTGTGCCCTGTAAATATTGCTTGAAGAACTTCAAAAGCAAAATTACCATCACCCACAGTTGCATTGTCAGATAAAACTATTGGCGATTCTCCAGCTCCACTTCCCGCAGCAGGGTTTGTCAAAAACTCAGCTAGAAATCCATCACTTGTAGTATCATATAAAACAGTTATTGAACCAGCACAAGTTATTTCACCAGACCTTGAATACATTTCAGGTTCTGCGTCTGAACCTTGGTAACCTATTCTTGCCATCGGGTTTGCTATGTCAATACTAAAAGCCTTTACAACTACATCAGAACCATTAACTGTCTTAGTTGTGCAATCATGTAGAGTTTTAACAAATGGTGTTTGGGCGTGTGAATTAGTTACGCTAGACGAAGCAGTTGAAACATTATACCCAGAAACAAATGTTCCTGAAGCTATAAGTCTCCCACCATTTGCAGTCGCATCCAATGAAAAACTTAAATTTGTCAAAGCTGCTGAGTGCATTGTTCTAAATTGCGTAGCTGCTGAATTGCTATCTAAGTTTTTCAAAATAATAGTAGCAAGGCTTCCAGTTGAAGCTGCATGTTTGTAGATTGCTGGTTCGTGATTACCAGTTATTAAATAAGGTGATGAGGTATCTTCTGAAATCATTTCCAAAAGCATAGCCACACCCTCTTTATGTGAGCAAACCCATTCAAAGTTAAAAGACTTGGTTGAGCCTTTTTCACTTACAAAATGGTCTGTTCCTTTTTTAACTTGTTGCCCTGTTCGTAAGGTTCTATCAGTTACTAAGCCACCTGCGAAGTCAATATCGGTAACAGAAGCCATATCTAATTCAACAAATTCTGAATTAGTTGATGCAGCAGTTCCCATATTTACGGCAGACGATGCTCCAGTCTGACGACCCAACAAGACTTGGTATTTTTTACCAGAATAAACCTGACCTGAAATTGCCATTATTTATCCCCTTTCTTGTTTTCTTTTTTTTCTTCAATCAGATAGCCTTTATCCACTAATTCTTTCAATGGCTCAAAATCTACTGATTCATTGTTTTTTAATTTTTCCCAATTTTCTTTTCCAATACGATGATAGTCTTGCGACTTTGTAATACGTTTGAAAAGTTTTCCTTGTTTGTATTTCATTACGTTAGCTCCATTACATT